TAATATGGCAAAAGCAACAACAGCAGAAGTAGCAGCTAACCTTCACGCACATGAGGTCAAATGCGAAGAGCGTTGGAAAACCATATTTAAAGAAACTGGCGAAATCAAAGAAGAAATATCTAGCATTAATAAAACTATAAGGATAGCTACTTTTGGAATAATAAGTTTTGCTGGAGCTATAATAATAGCTCTATTGTCTTGGGCTTTGATGGTATAAATTATGGCTTTTAAAAATTTATTATCAGGTAAACTGAAAAATGTTGTTGGCAGCGTTGCTCCCACTTTAGGATCTGCTTTAGCTGGTCCACTTGGCGGAATGGCAGGATCTGTTATAGCAGATGTTTTAGGTGTTCCTAATACTCCAAAAGCTATAGAACAAGGCATTCAACAAGCAACCCCAGCTCAAATGCTTGAGCTTAAAAAAGCAGAAAAAGACTTTGAGTTACAAATGAAAGAACTTGAAGTAGATGTCTTTGAGCTTGAAGTTAAAGACAAGCAAGATGCAAGAAAAAACTTTAGCAAAGACTGGACTGCTAGAATTATGGGGATCGCAACTTTGGGTGGATTTCTTGGCTATATATTTTTAGTCACCATTCAACCTCCCGAACAAAATTCTGAGGCTCTTATCAACTTGGTACTAGGCTATCTTGGCGGTTTAGCAAGTGCTGTCATATCATTCTATTTTGGAGCATCCAACACCCCTGATAAGGAGTAAACATGCATATCTCAGACGAAGGTTTGGAGTTAATAAAACACTTTGAAGGATGTGAGCTTGAAGCTTACAAGTGTCCTGCTGGTGTTTGGACTATTGGTTACGGTCATACTAAAGGCGTAGAAGAAGGCGACAAGTGGAGCCAAGATAAAGCTGACTTTATGTTACAACGAGAGTTAGAAGAAGAATACGAGCAATATGTAAAAGATTATGTGCATGTACCTTTAAATCAACAACAATTTGATTCGTTGGTTTCTTGGACTTATAACTTAGGCCCAGTTAATTTAAAGAAATCAACTTTATTAAAAAAATTAAATAATAGCGAATACGAAGAAGTTCCTAATCAAATTAAAAGATGGAACAAGGCTAACGGCGAAGTATTAGCTGGATTAGTAAGAAGAAGAGAGGCTGAAGCTTTGCTTTTTGAAGCAAAAGACTGGCGACTTGTTTAACATGCCTATCAAGCTTAACAAAAGCCATACGGTAAAAGATAAAAAAACTGGTAAGATGAAAACAGAACATTCGTATATGAAAATGGCTGATCTTGCTGAATTAAAGAAGTTACTGGAAATGTTCAATATTGGGCCGAAAGTAAAACAAAAAATAAAGAACGAAATAACTAGGAGAGAAAAATGGCAGAAAAAAAACAAGCAGTAAAAAAACCTGTAAAAAAAGTGGTTAGAAAAAGAGCAAGAACAGCCAAAGGACACTTTGTTGCTGATGATCCAAAAACACCATTTATTAACGAAGCATACGAAAAAAAATACTCTTTTAAAGATTATTTATTAGCTGTAATTATCTTAGCAGGATTAATTGCGGTTTTTGTATCTAATAAATTGTAGGAGGCTACATGTCGCATATCTCTGCAAGAGTAGCTCTTGCTGGAGAATATTTAGCAGCATCATATTTGTTGAGATATTGCGACTCTGTAATTCTGGCTCCTGAAGGCCATAAATCCGATCTTATTCTTGATCATCAAGGTCAGTTATACCGTATTCAAGTTAAAACAACCAATAGTCTTTATAAAAAAGACGGTAAAAATTATTACCGTTGGGACTTTCGTTCTAACGCAGATAACAAAAGAAAGAATAAAATGCTAAGATATGGTAGCGGGCAAGTAGATATTTTCTGCTTAGTTGCCTTGCCACTCGATAAGGTTTTCTTCTTACCTTTTAGCGAAGTTGAAAATTCTGTCGCCAAGACTATAGACAATTTAAAAAAGATTGACTCTAAAGAGTCTTTAATTAAAACTTTATTAATATTTAACAAAATACCAGAATTGGAACCTTTGGATGGCATTACAGAAAGCAGTATTTAGACCAGGCATAAATAGAGAAGGAACTGACTACGATAACGAGGGTGGTTGGTTTGACGGCAATTTAGTACGTTTTAGAAAAGGCAGACCTGAAAAGTTTGGCGGTTGGACTAAATTAATATCTCAAACCTTTTTAGGAACATGCCGAGCTCTACATGCTTGGATTTCTTTAGAAGGTACTAAATACTTAGGTTTAGGAACTAATTTAAAATATTATATTCAAGAAGGTTCTGATTACGACGACATAACCCCAATACGATCAACAACCGCAGCAGGAGATGTAACCTTTGCTGCTGTAAACGGAGATGCGACACTAACTGTCTCAGATACTGCTCACGGAGCAGTTCAAAACGATTTTGTTACATTTTCAGGAGCAACATCTTTAGGCGGTAATATTACCGATACAGTTCTTAATCAAGAATATCAAATAGCAACTGTTATAGATGACGATAGTTATACCGTAGAAGCTAAAGATACAGATGGGAATACAGTATTGGCAGATGGTTCTGATACTGGAAACGGCGGCTCTTCAACTGTAGGTGCTTATCAAATCAATACAGGTCTAGATGTATATGTAGCATCTACTGGATATGGCGTAGGTGCTTGGGGTGCTGGAGCGTGGGGCTCTTCTACTTCGCTTTCAGCTTCTAACCAATTAAGGCTTTGGTCACATGATAACTTTGGCGAAAACTTAATAATGAATGTTAGAGGGGGCGGTATCTACGAATGGATCGAGAACAACGGTACGAGCACAAGAGCAGTAGAGTTATCTGGACGATCAGGAGCTAATCTAGTTCCAACAGTTGGATTGCAAGTAATAACCTCAGAAACGGATAGACACTTAATAGTCTTGGGTGCTGATCCAATATCAGGCGGAGCAAGAACTGGTACTATTGATCCGATGTTGGTTGCATTTTCTGATCAAGAAAACGAATTAGAATTTGAATCTTTAATTACCAATACTGCTGGAGAAGTAAGACTTTCTTCAGGATCGCAAATAATTGGAGCGTGCAAAGCAAGACAAGAAATACTTATTTGGACTGATACTTCTTTATACAGTATGCAGTTTGTAGGACCTCCTTATACTTTTGCTCTTAATTTAATCAACGAAGGTATTGGTCTTGTTGGACCAAAAGCATGTGTAACCGCTCCTAACGGTACGTTTTGGATGAGCGAAAATAACTTTTACGTCTATAACGGCTCTGTACAGACTTTAAGATGTAAAGTTCAAAATTACGTATTCAGCGATATAAATCTAAATCAAGCTTATAAAATACATGCGTTTACTATCAACGATAAAACAGAAGTAGGCTGGTTCTATTGTTCTTCAGGAAGTGACGATATTGATAGATATGTACTGTATAACTACGCAGAAGACGCTTGGTCATATGGCCAATTAAATAGAACAGCTTGGCTAGATACTGGTGTAGAGCCTTATCCTAGAGCTACAACCGATAATTATCTATATCAACAAGAATTTGGTTTTGACGCTGATGGTTCGCCTATGGAGAATGTTTATATTCAAAGCTCTGACTTTGATATAGGAGATGGAGAAAGTTTCCAATTTATTAGACGACTAATACCTGATTTTAAATTCTTACAAAACAGCAATAACGGCTCTATTAATATAGTTTTACAAACTAGAGATTATCCAGGCAACTCTTTATCTACAGCTTCTACAAGCGCAATACAAGATAATACAGGTCAAGTAAATATTAGAGCTCGCGGCCGTCAAGCAGCCTTGCGTTTTGAATCGGATGATGACGCGGCAAATGATGGAAACTTAGGAATAGGCTGGAGACTAGGAGCTACAAGAATAGATATCCGACAAGACGGTAGAAGATAATGGCTAAGCTACTGCCAACTAGACTGCCGTTAGCTCAAGGAGAAACTGTTTCTGCTGAGCTTTTTAATAGACTTGTACGTATTTTAGAGATAAACTTAGGGGCAGTAGATCCTGATAATACTTTGCAATTATCGACTACTGAACGTGACTCTCTTAGTTTTAATAGAGGTGCGCTAATCTTCAATACTACTACAGAAGTGTTGCAGGTTTTTGACGGTACTGAGTTTATTGATTTAACCAGCCATCGCACTTATCTGACAGGACTTTCTGCTACAACTGGATTAGGCTCAGTTACTGTATCAACGCCTTAAAAATGCTAACATATAGGTTATATTAATATGCTAAACGAACAACAAAGACAAGACTTACAAGGTATTGCTGGTATGGGAAGAAACGAAGATACGTTTCTTGCGCACGTTGCGCCAGATGAATTAGTTGTACCCGCTCAAGTTCTTAAAGATGATCCTCTTTTAAACACTTACATTCGTAACTCTATTTCCAAGTATGGAATTGATCCAAATCAATTTGTAGTTGGAAATGGCGATATGGATTTAAATCCAATTACTGGTTTACCTGAATTTGGATTTTTATCTAAGTTAGTCAAGAAAGTTAAAAAAGTGGTTAAAAAAGTTGTTAAGCCAGTAGCGCAAGTAGCGCAATTTGTACCTGGTCCTTGGCAAGCACCTGCTGCTTTAATATCAAAAGCAAGTACTGTATATGACGTAGCAAAGGGCAGAGCTAATCCTGCTGCTTTATTAACTGTTGCTGGACCGCTCAGAGTTGGACCAGGAATAGGCGAAAGTTTAGATGCAATCAAAGCTGGCGGAGGCTTAGGAGCAACTTTAAAAAGTATTCCTGGAGCGTTAAAGTCAGGTATTGGATCATTTGTAAAAGATCCTCTAGGGTCTGTAACTGGATTATTTGGAGGCGGCGGAGGTCAAACTACCGTTCAATCTGGAGATACTTTATCAAGTATTGCTGCAAAAGAAGGAACAACCGTTGCAGAATTATTAAAAGCTAATCCTCAAATAACTAACCCAAATTTAATTCAAGCTGGAGCTACTCTTAACTTACCAGGAGCAGGTGGACTATCTAGACTTGGAGGCGGATTACAAAAAGTAAGCCAAGGGATTGGTAGCTTGGTTGGACCTCAAACCCCATATGAAGAAGCTACTGGCTACGGACAATCTCAACTAGGAAGAATTGAAGACTTTGCAAAAATGTTAACTGGAGATACCGGTCAAACTAGAACGCAAGAATTATTAGCTGCTGGATATAGTCAAGCTCAAATAGATCAAGCAAAAGCAAATGGTACTTTTAACCAATTAGTTGCTCAAGCAAGAGCATCCGGACAAACGACAGGCAGAGGATTGATAGGTGGGGCTCAAAACATTTTTGCTGGAGGCGCAGGTCAACAAACAGGAGGACCTGGTATTGGCGGATTATTTGGAGGTATGGGTGGTAATTTTGCAATACCTGCTTTAACAGGATTGGCAGCATATATGGCTGCTAAAAAAGAAGAGGGAGGTTTAGCAGAAACTCCTCTTGTAACGATGGATCCTTTAGGAAGATACCAATTATCAAAAGCTTTAGGTACTGGCGGAACTAGAGAAGAGTTTGGTTTAGGACCAGCTCCAGTAGCTTTACAATTTGCTAAAGGCGGAGAGGTCAGAAAACATTTTAATCAAGGTGGTCTAGCGATGGTGGAAGAATTAGACATGCGCGATGGCGGCGAGTCATCTGGACCAGGGACTGGAACTTCAGACGATATTCCAGCAATGTTAAGTGATGGGGAATTTGTAATGACTGCAAAAGCTGTTAGAGGCGCAGGATCTTTTACAACCAAAAAAACTCCTAAAGGGATTGAGCTTATAGGTGGTGGCAAATCATCTAGAGCAGAAGGCGTAAAGAATATGCGCGAATTAATGAATATGTTTGAGGCAATTTAATGGCAGAACAAATCAATCCAATATTAGCTGGTGTAGATAGAGTTGAAGTTTTATCAGATCCTAATTTAAGAGAGCTTTATTTTGGATCTCCTGATACCCCAGGATTAATAGCGCAAGCTACTCAAGCGGCGCAAAAAGCTTATTTAGATCAACCAGCTATTTTACAAAGAACCGCTGGTCTTACTCCAGATGAAATAAGAGCAAGACAAATAGCAAGAGCAGGAATAGGATCTTTTCAACCATTTTTAAGCAGAGCTGAGCAAGCCTATGGCGGAGGTTTGGGTGCTTTGCAATCAAGCTTAGGATTTGGAGGACCATCCGCTAGACAATATTTAGGTTTGTCAATGCAGCAATACGATCCAAGAATGGCTGGAATGTATTACGATCCATTCGAGCAACAAGTAGTTCAACAAACTATTGAAGATGCCCTGCAAGCCGCAGCTCAACAAGACATACAACAAAGAGCAGCAGATATTTCTAGAGGTGGAGAATCAGCTTTTGGCTCTAGAGCAAGACTTGGCGCTGAAGAAAGACAAAGAGCTTTTGGTAGAGGGCTGGGAGAAGTTCTTGGAAGATTGAGATCAGGTGGTTTCCAAACTGCTCAAGAAAGATCTTTACAAGAACTAGAAAGACAAAGAGCTGGCGCAAGAGCCGCAGCTCAACTTGAGGCTGGATTTGGAGGAGATATTGCCGCAGCTCAAAGATTATATGGGGCAGACATTGCTGGTTTAGGTCAAATGGGACAACAGCTAAGAGCTGCCGATATAGCAGAACTTGAAAGACTTGGCGGAACTGAAAGAGCAATTGAAGAACAAAGACTTGCAAGACAATACGCTCAACAACTAGAGCAAAGACAAGCTCCTTTATTAGCAACTCAATTTGTTCAAGGATTTGCACCTCAATATCAAGCAGGAAGAACTCAAGTATCAAAAACATATGGAATGCCTAGAGATCCTTTAGCAGAAGGACTAGGAGGATTTTTAACCGCGTATAGCGCTATGAAACAACCAATTCAGTATCAGCCGCCTACAACATCTCAAGGACCAGATCAACCAGCTCCTACTGGATCTGCTTACCAGGGTTATATGCAAAGTCAAGGCTTAACAAATACTGGAGGAGCTTACTTTAATCCAGCAATATACAATCCTCAGTCTTCTTTATATCAACCAGGCAATCAACAATATACAACTGAACAAGTATTAGCGGGCGGTCCATTTGCTGGAACTGTTGGGCCTTCTAATCCTTACCAAGTTAATATTCCATCTAGTCTTCCGGCTGCAGGAACAAGCCCATATTCTATTCCAGGATTTGGATCATACTATACCCCCGGTGGAGTAAAGTAATGAATATATTTGGTCGCAAAATGTTTCAAAAAGGTGGAGAGGCAGATGATTTTCTCTCCGGAGTTTCAGGACCAGAATTTGAATACTACCAACTTTCTCCTTCTATAGAACAAACTTCTGGAGGAGATTTTGTTTACACTCTAAGAAATCCTAGAGGGGAAGTTGTATCTGAAGAATTAATTAATACCGCTCTTTCTCCAACAGGAGATCCAGCAGAAGCTTACCAAGTTCAATCAAAAAATAAATCTCTCGGGGCTTTGCAAACTGCTGCTTTAGGACTTGCCACTTTACCACCTGCAGGTAAAGCAATTGGGTTTTTAGGATCAAAGCTTGGACCAGCTGCAGTAAAATTAGGTCAATCTAGATTATCGCCAATAACTATGACAAAGCTTCCAGGCGTTGCTCAACCAGGGAAGAAAGGATTTCAAGCTTTAGATCCAACTAAATTTAGTTCTTATAAGGTTGCTCCAAAACCAGGAGTAATTCCAGCAACTGCAGCCGGAGGTGCGTTCTTAGGACTGGGCGCTATGAAAACTACTGAGGAAGAAGTTTTACAAAAAGCTTTAAATGATTTATCAAAAACTAAAAAAACAGAAACAGAAGATAAAAAAGCTCCGGCTCCTTTAGGACAAAACATTATTTCTGATGAGGAAATAGATGCTGTATTAGGAGCAGATCAAAATAAAATAGCAGAAGCTATGGCTGATGCTGAGAGAGAGGCAGCTAATGCAGAAGCTATAGAACAATCAATTATAGATTTTCAAGATCGTTATATGCGCGATAAAGACATGAATAGACTTCTTAGAAATATAGGAGTAAGCCTTGTTGAAACTGGCAGATTTACAGGAATAGCAAAAGGAGCTGCTGCAGCTGCTGAAGAAAAAGCTGCAGAACAAGTTCTTGAGGGAGAAAGAGAGGCCGAAATGAGATTAGCTGAAGCCAAAGCTGGCGGTGTTGATGTAAGCGATATAACTGCAATAGACAAGCTTGAGGGAGAATATTTGGAAAATTATCAAGCTGCTTTAGGTAATAAAAGAAATATATCTCAATTGCAAGATATTTTAAGAACTTTAAAAACTAAAGGCCAAAGCATTTTTGGGGTTGGTAATATAATAAGTTCTAACTTTAAAAAGATTATGGCTTTTGTTGCAGGAGATCCATCGCTTGCTGCTAATGCAAAAAATATTCAAGCTTCGTTAAAATCAGAAAATCCAAGAGAGTATGTAAAAACTGTTTTAGAAATAATGAAAAACAGAGAGATTAGAGAGCTTCTTGGCGAGTCAGGAAGAACTATATCAAACCTTGATAGACAAATAGTTGATCAAATTGTTGGTCAATTACAAGATACTAAAATACTTTCTCAAGATCCAAAAGCCATTGCTACTAAATTAGAATTACTTCTTGAAGATCAGTTAAAGAAACAAAAACAAAATGAAGAAAAAGCATTTGGAAAAGCAAGGAACTTGGCTTTACTAGGAAGAGATGTAAGACAATTACAAATGACTACTCCTGAAGCACCTGTATCAAGAGTAAGACTTACCATATAAAATGATTTACGAAATAGTAACACCCGACGGAAGAATAATAGAAGTCGAGGGAGACCCTGGCAAAGAAGCAGAGGCAATCGCTGCTGTTAAAAGATATCTTGCAAACGAAACGGTTTCTCAGGATTTTGACGGAAATTATTTTGATTATACAACAGGAGTAAACGCCCCTATTCTTAGATCTCAACTTGACATGGCTGAGACTTTAGAAGAAAAAGAATTGGTTTTACAAAGAAAAGTTGGAACTAAAGGTTTTACTAGAGATTCTGCTGGTAATTTAGCTTTAACACCAGCTGGTCTAAAAAGACTTGGCATCAGTCCAACATCAAATAAAAATGTAATTATTGACGAGTCTGGTTTTTCTTCCGGAGACTTTGCTGATTTAGCCGGAGTAGTTGGACCTATTGCAGGTGCTGTAGCTGCTCTGTCTCCGCACGGAAGGGCTTTAAAATTATTAAAAAACTTTTTTAAAAACGATCGTATTGCTAGAACTGCTGCGTCAGCTCTTGGTACTGCAGGCGGTAAAGGCGTAGAAGAAGCAGGAGAGCTTGCTTTGGGTTTACAACAACAATCGGCTGGAGAGGTTGCAGAAGATTTAGCATTTGAAGCTTTGATAGGTGGGGTATCCCAAGGATTGTTTGAGGGCGGAGGCGCTGCTCTACACGCTATGTTAGGCAAAAAAGCTCCTATTATAGATATAGACATATCTAGAGCTATTGCCCAAGGCGCTGATCCAGAAGAATTGATAACTTTAGCAAAAAGTTTGGGAAGAACTCCAACGTTTAAAGATGTTAAAGAGGCGCAAGCAAAAGGTATTATTCAATCTTTTACTCCAGCTGCGGTATCTCAAAGAGCTTTAGGTAGAGAAATACCAGGACGTTTTCAGGCAGCAGCAGAAACTGTCTTTGGTAGGAAAGAAAGAGATAGACGATTAATTCAATACGGCAACGAAAGGCTTCAAAGATTTTTAGAAAAATTAGACGCTAAAGATTTAACAATAGAAACATTCGACTCTGCTGTAGCAGCTGGAAGAGATACTATAAAAGATGTTGACGACTATTTGCTTGCTCTTCGAAAAAATGCCGAAGCATCTGGAAAAGAATTAAATGAAGTTATTAAAAATTCTATTAAAGCAATAGATGAAGGAGCTTTTTCCGGAAGCCCAGACAAAGTAGAACTTGGAAGGGTAATTAGAGAGCAACTTAAAGATGCGTACGAAAGAAGCGTTATTAAACCTTTTAAAAAAGAAGAAGAAGCAATAGATAGATTTTTAAGATCAAAAGGACTAGATGCTGTTTACGGTCAAATAGGAATAAAGCTTAAAGGACTAGATAAGTATTTAGATAACTTGGTTAAAAAATATCCAACTATTGAGAAAACTTTAGCTGATGAAGTGGCCGCTTCGCCAATAAAAATAATAAAAGATGTTATTAAAGATACTGAAGCAGGCGGTATATCAATTGAGGCTTTAAATAACTTACGAGGAGCTTTATTGACAGTAGATAGAGCAACAGGACCTTTTGCTGGTAAAACAGGAAATGCTTTAAAAGGAGCGATTGAAGAAGTTGATAAAATATTTGACGATCTTGCTCAAGGTGGAGATTTTGTTACTAGTATGATCAAGGTTGGCGAGGGTAGACAAGTTGGGGCTGCAGCTAAAAATATATCTAAAGCTGCACAAATGATAAAAGAATACAACAAACGCTACAAAGCTGCAGTTGAACCATTTAACGACGTGATGGTTGCAAAAATACAGAAGAATGCAGCTAAAGGAGCTTTCGACGTAGATGAAATATTTTCTAGGGTTGTAAGAAAAGACAGACCAGAATTAATTAATAAAGTAATAAATGCTTTGCCTGGAGAGGCAGAAAAAAAATTAGTTCTAGAAGAGCTTAGACAAAATATTATTAAACAGGCTGCAAGAGATTCTATTGATATAATTGACGGTACTGTCAATCCAGTAATTTTTGCAAGAGAGATTAATAAACTAGGATCTACAGCAGATGTTATATTTAAAGATGTTCCTAACTTTAAATCCACTATAGATGATTTCTTAAAAATAAATACAGGATTTAAAGCAGAAAAATTGATGAAAATAGCAGATGACTTAAACTCTAAAGAGTTTACCCAAGCTTTAAAAAGATTTACGGATGCGGAGAATGCAGCAGCTAGAGCTGAATCAGATAGATTCTTAACAAGAATATCTTCCGCAAGTCCAGACGAAGTTGTCAACACTATATTTAAAAATGGTCAAGCAGCAAATATTGCGCAAGCTAAAGAAATATTAAAAGGAACAGGAAACTTTGAAAGAATCCAACAAGAAAGTATGCGTGATTTGATGAGGCTTACTACTGGGCCAGGAGCAAAAGTTGATGAAGTATTTAATCCAGAAGCTTTAGAAAGAGCTTTAAATTCAAAAGGTGATGACGTTCTTAGAGAAATGTTTGGTAAAGAAACTGTAGAATCTTTAAGAAGTTTGGTAAGAGATTTGCGAGTGATGACAGCTGCAGAAAAAGGTGGAGCAGGAACTCTAATAGCTGGAGCAGTTGCTATAAACGCATTTAATATAGCAATGTTGCCAACACTAGCTAAGCTTGGAATATTTGGAATGATAATGAGAAATCCTGCTGTTGTTAGAAGATTTGCTAAATCTGATCCAGAAAGCGTAAATATTGTTTATCAAGCTGTTAAGGATGCTGTAAGACTTACAGGACCTGTTACGTTAGGACAGGAAGTGGTAGAGGGAAGCAGAGAAGCAGCAGGCGCCGCAGAAGCTGGATTATCTCAACTAGCTGAAGATCTCAATCTAGGAGATATAACACAACAATTAAACAAAGAACTTCGTACATCTGCAACTCAGATTACACCAAAAAGATTAACAGCACAACTAGACTTGCCAGAAGTTTCTGCTTTACCAGCGCAAACATCAGGAATAATGAGTCCTAGTTTACTTGGAACATCTCCAGCTAATATTGATATAGCACAAAGACTTTCTAACATAGCCTAACTTTCAAAATCCATTTTTTCGTATTCTTTCCAGTTCTTTCTGAGAACTTCTAACCAATCTTCTAAAGTCATAACCGTAGTTATTGTATTGGTTTTATCCCATTCAGTATTTAAGGCGTAGCCTGGAATACAAACCTTTGTACTTCTTCTATTGTATTTAAAAATTAAAACAGGGATTCTGTTGCCAGCAGATTCGCATACTTGATTCCACCAGCCTGACTGATACCAATCGCCTTCTTTGTAAAACTTACATTCGACAGCGTGAAAAGGAATATTGATATCGCAAAGATTTTTAGATTGATATTGATCTAGATTTCTTTTACAAGCAAAGTCTATCCCTTGCTCTTCAAAAAATTGATTTAAAGTTTTGGCTATTTCTCGCTCAAAGGCAGCACCTTTGTTTCTGCTGTTGATTGGCATGTATCTTCTCCTACGTACCTACTACTAAGTTCAAAGTAGTATTTTTTATTTTTTATTGATTCTGATATTTCTTGAGTAAGTTCGTCAAAAGTTTTAGTCATTA